ATAATCAACCTCATGTACTCACATTTCTTAGCATTTGATAGCTTTTCAAGCTTTTTAGCTGTTAAGATTTTAAGCATATCCACCCTCCCACCGTTGCGTTTCTTTGTAAAACTTCACATTTGCAAAAATATCTCTTAATCCGTTTCTTTGCTTAGCAATTATTAATTCAATGTCATTGTTACTGGTCTTTTCTTGCTCATAATTGCCGTTGCTGGCATCGTGTAGAAAAAACACGTTATCTGAATCCTGTTCAATTGAGCCACTAGAGCGTAAATCCATTAACTTAGGTCTGCGGTTATCTCTTTCATTCTCTCTTGTCAACTGGCTTAGTAAAATTACCGGAACTCTCAATTCCTTTGCCATTATTTTGCATTGTCTTGTGATGTAGCCAACACGATCATTCTCGCTGTGGTGTTTTTGTGTAGTCTCGGCTAGTTGTAAATAATCAATTATCACAGCATCAAGCATTTTATTAATCTTTAATTCCATGCACTTCGCTCTAATTGTCTCAATTTTAAAAATATCATCAATGATATGAAGATTTAATCCGTTAACAATTGCTAGTGCTTGTGCTAGTTTTAAATTGTCACAATCCTCCATACTGGTTGGGTATCTCAACCTTTCTAACTGTATAAGTCCAACATTAGCTAATAACCTTTCAACTAACTGATCCGCACTCATTTCTAAACTAAATATGCCTACGTGTTTTTCCTTCTTTGCAAAATTCAATCCAAATTGCATTGCTAAAGATGTTTTACCTACTGATGGTCTAGCAGCTATTATTGTTAAATCGGTATCATGGGCCCCACCTGTTTTTTTATCTAGCCATGGAATACCATATGGCAATTTGCAAGTATCTTTTTGATTGAACCGTTCTTCAATATTTAGCATCACGTTATTTGTAATATCGCAAATCGTTAAACTTGTTTTTTCCTCAGTCCTGATATCTAGCTGCTTCAAGCTGTCTGCTTTAAAGTCTGCAATAGTCTCATAATTCCCGTCATACGCTCCGTCAATAATGTTCATGCCTGCCGTTATAAACTTCCTGCGAATAGATTTACCTTTAACAATACCAATACAGCTTTTAACATTAGCTGTTGTAATAACATTTGTTGCTAAGTTGCTTAGATGTTCTAGCCCTCCGACTTCATCTAGCCTGTTTAGGCTGCTTAATTTGTCTGACACTGTAATAATGTCTATTGCTTTGTTTTCATTGCTCAAACGGCTTATAGCATCAAATATGGCTTGATTCTCTAAATTGTAAAAATCATCTACGCTAATATGTTGGATAATCTCTATCGCTGCCTTTTTATCTATCATTGCAGCACCTAATAGGGATTGTTCAGCTTCTAAGCTTTGCGGTGGCATTCTTATGTTCATTAAGGCACCATCCTATAACAGTCGGTTCTCGGTTTTGGTACTGGTGGAGCATTTTTCACAACTTCGGCTTTCAACCAGTTGTTTAAAGTAAGATATAAAGAAACATATTTTTTAAGGTTTGTATAATTCATTGCGTGTTCTATTTTAGCCGTAACTTTTTCTAATCCGTATTCCATAACTAATTTGTTATACTCTTCTTCTGTCATGCTAAGATGTTGTACGGATATAAATACTTCTTTTATTTCTTTAACCTTCTTTACATTCTTTACATTCTTATTATTGTTCTCTATTTGTTTCGTTACTGTTTCGCTACTGTTCTCTTGCTGTTTCGCTACTGTTCTCTCTGCGTTCTCAATGCAGTTTTTATAGTTGTCGAACTCTTGATATTTAGCGTAGTTCACGACTTCAAACAGTGTTCCAAGTTCGGTAGTCTCGACTTTTATTCGTTCACTCTTAACTAAATTCTTAATTGCTCTATCAATTGTTGAAGTTGAATATTTTTTGATGGAACGGTTCTCTTTATACTCAAGGTCTGATTGCAAGTTTCTTATTGACCGTAGCCATTGACCTCTTTTAACTTCTACCCCTCCCACCTTAACCTCACTAGCAAAAATCGCTTTGCCGTATATAAGAAAGAATAATCTAAATTCAACTATGTTCTGCCATATGTCGTTGCTGAATATCTCTCTTGATGTTTGAAACGCCCCGCCTGTCAATTTTAATCACCTACTTTATCCTATTTTATGGTTATAATCTTCGAACTTTTCACAACTTTGAAAAATGATCTTATTATTTACCCACCTTTGCAAATATCTCACATTCTCAGATGCCGTTTCTTTGTTATAAATCATTATGTAAGGGTCATACCCTAACCTTTTTAATTCGTAAACTCTATATAAATCAAATTCAAAGCTTGTCTCATAATTAGTTAAAACGTATACCGCGGCTTTTCTTCTGTTAATCCCTGTAGCCTTTTTAAACGCTTCTAAGTTTTTAAGTATTAACCGTGTGTCCTTTTCTCTATCCCATGCGAAATGCACCATTTTTAACTTAATCTGCTTTATTAAATCAATTGCCTTATCATCCATAAGCCTAATGTCTAACCCTTGTGTAAAATCTACATATACTTTGCTATCTACTAGCTGTTGTAATAATTTGTATTTTTCAGTTTTGCAAGCTAAGAGATTAGGATCAAGTAACTTTATTTCCTTTTGACCTGTCCAAAACTGTTTTAAATCAGCTACCTTATAAGCCTTACAACCTTCTTTCTCTCCAACTATACAAAATGGACAATTCCGGGGGCATCCTCTAGTCATAAATCCATATGCTTCTTTGTATTGTGGATATAAGTTATAGTCAGGACACATGACTTCAATTTCAGACGGCAGTTTGTTTTCTAAATCATATCCGCTGCCACCCTTAACGATTTCATCAGCATTAATGCAAGTATCGAAATCCTTTGAAAATATGAACACTTTTGATATATAAACCTTGTCATACACTTCTAAACTATTTGCCCATTCGACTTGATCGCCTTTTTGCTTGTGATATGCGGATATTTTCATTTGTGCTAAGTTAGGGAAATTATGTCCATCTACATCTATAAGCCCAATTTTCATTTAATCACCTACTTTCCGTATTTATCCCCATTCATAACCTCAATAACCTTTTTAAGTGCCACTATTCCAACACCGGCATTATTGCGTTTAATCCTCCAAATGCCTTTATCTTCAATAATTTCTGTTACTCCGTGACCTTCACTGATTTTAATGTTCATTTGTTACCCTCCTGAAACGTACTTTTATCATTATGTGAATTACCACGTCTTAATAATATTTATATCTAAGTACCAATTTGTCCATATTGTCATTGTGTAAACAACACGATTATTGGGTTTATCGCAGTGTGCTACTATATGGTGGTCTTTCCACGGACTATCAGTAAAACAATCAGATAAAGTTTGAATCATGCTTTCCACTGGCTTTGCATCTTCTGTCCAAGGCATAGCCATAATATCCATATCATTTGCTAAACTACCATGTAAACCTAACGCCCAACCACAATTCATAGCTGCATTTCGCAAATCATCATATATGCTTGCATAAAACGAAGCTTTACCGCTTTCAGTTACTGACTCTCTATCTTTAGCCATCTAAAACTATCTCCTTTTCTTATCATAATGTATTTTTAAAGACACCAAACTTCAAAAGCTCCCTTAGTGAGTTTATCTACAAACTGGTATACACCTTCACCCTCGCCAAATTCCATTTGTGAATCCTCTGTACCTTTAGGAAAATACCTCACGCAGCCATCATATATTTGTTCTTCGTGTGGTACGTAGCCATATTTCGGTGCTAAAACATGGTTATAACCTGTTTCATCGTCTATGCAAGCTAATAAAAATTTGGTTCGTGTTGCAAATTCTTTCTTTTTGCCAACTATTACATCTAAAGTGAAAAGCATTAATCCATCCATTATAAAATCTCCCATCTATTGCGCATTTTAATGATTATTTGTTCTCCAACCACTTCAAAATCTCGCCCTCACAGGCTTTTATACTTCTGCTTGATAATATGTCCTTGAATATCTGTTCTGCTGTCTCAGCACGTTCTAGGAGTTCGAGGGCTGTGGTTGCTGCTAGACCCGTACAATCCATTGACTTATCTTCTATATCACATATGCAATATACATAACTTTCACATTTAGTCATTATCAATAATTCCTCTTTACTCAACATCTTATAGTCCTCCTTAGGGGCGGCTAAACCCCTGTATTAATGTTAGAAAGGCAGACATTCACACAAACCCATAGGCTGTTTACAATCTGGGCAAATTTCATTATCATTTACAGCTTCTGTATTTTGTGGTTCTTCGTAACTGTCTGGTTTTTCTTCTTCAACTTTTTTAGCACTACCGCAAAAATCAAACTCGTCAACAATAACCTCTGTTGTGTAGACTTTTTTACCATCTTTACCATCATAGCTGCCTGTTAAAATATGTCCGACTACTGCGATCATGCTGCCTTTTTCAAAAAACTTAGCAATATTTTCAGCTGTCTTGTCAAATGCAATACAAT